TGCAGACAGCAAAGGCAATTCATTGCGCGATTTGGCAAAGAAAGCGGCCACAGAAGCTATGATTTCACCGCGATCAGGTATTCTAGTTGCTCGACCATCTACACCAGAAGGATCGAGTATTGCAGATGTTGAGGCTCAAAACCTGCGACCTAAAATATTATCATATAAATTCGAAGACATAATCAATTGGGATTATGAAGTGATCAACAATGTCGAAAAGCTGTCGTTGGTTGTGCTTTGTGAGCTAACAACAAAGCGTGATGGATTTAAAGTTGATGTTGAAAAACAATACCGAGTGCTGGAATTAATCGAAGGGGTTTATCATCAATCACTATACAATGATGCAGGCGCTCAGGTTGAGGCTGTATTGCCTGTTACTATTAATGGTTCTACTTCTGATGTTATCCCGTTTTATTTTGTCGAGGTTGGCGCAGAAGGTAAGTCGATCATTAATGACTTGGTTGACATGAATTTCCATCATTATCAGGTCAGCGCAGATTACAATAGTAAGAACCACTTTTCATCGTTCACGATATATTATGAGACGGGTGCAGATTCAAGCCAGAATATGCTGATGGGTAACGGAGTTAAATGGTCAAACAGAAGTAGTGACGCAACATTTGGGATATTGCAGCCTGACGGCAATGCAGATGCGCTTAGAATATCATTGCAAGATGATGAGCAAAGAATGGCTGCATTAGGTGCAGAAGCATTAAAACCGCGATCAAGTGGCGCAGAATCAGCAGAAGCAAAAAGCCTTGACCAAGTTGCACAAAACTCAACAACCGCAGATGTGGCTATCACAATTAGCGAAGCATTAACCAAAGCGTTGAATTTTGCGTCGATGTGGATGGGTAGCACTGAAGAAGCTGTTTACCAGTTGAACACAGATTACAATCCGACTGGGATGAGCGGACAGGATTTGACAGCCATGGTGTCAGCATATCAGGGCGGCGCTATCTCATACGACACACTGTACGAGAATTTACAGCGCGGCGAGATAGCCAGCGTTGAAAGAACGGCGGATGAAGAACGGGCAATGATCACAAATGCTGATACGGGAATGGATGAGTGACAGATCTAACAATACAGCAATCTTCGCGTCATGCTGTTTATGTTCAGCGTTTTGCCGGGTATCTTGCAAACCTGTTTGATCCATCGCTTACGCAATTACAACGCGAGCTAAAAATCCTTATGGCTGATGCGCCAACTGAGACAACAAACATCAGACGCATCAATAGTTTAATATCTGAATATAAAAAAGCGTCAACAATTGTTTACGGTGAGTACAATACAGAAATATTATTTAAAGAGTTACAAGAATTCTCAGGCGATGAGGCAGAGTGGCAAGTTGCAGCACTTGACAAAGCTGTTGATTCACCTGCTGTTGTTTTAACGACTCCAGCACCCGCACAAGCTTGGTCTGGGGTATTGTCAGAGCCGTTGGTGTTTCCAAATAGTGCAGGCGTAAAATTATTAGAGCCTTTCATAAAAGGCTGGGAAGCTAACCAGATTGAAAAGGTTAGCGATATTATACGGACCGGATTTATTACCGGGAAAACCAACCAACAAATTACACAAGAAATAGCAGGCAAAAACGGCATACTGGATAAACAAACACGATCATCAGTTAAAACAATGGTTAGAACCGCGACAACTCACACCAGCAACCTAGCGCGACAAGAAACATTCAACCAAAACGATGATGTAATATTAGGTTATGAATGGGTATCAACCTTAGACAGTCGCACAAGCAACGTCTGTAAAGGTTTAGACGGCAAAATATACAAGAACAAAGACAAGAACAAACGATACCCACCAGCGCACCCAAATTGCAGAAGCAGCACAGCACCCGTACTTGATGCGCGTTATAGATTAGATGACAGCGTGAATACCAGAGCGTCAAGAGGTGTTGAAGGTGGACAACAGGTAAAAGCCGACCTTACATATTATGACTGGCTAAAAGAGCAGGGCGGTCAAGGTGCAAACGGCAGAGCCTTTGTACTTGATACGCTTGGCGAGGAGCGCGGCACATTGTTTTTAGATGGTGGGTTGTCAGTTTCAAAATTTAAACAACTAACACTTGATGAAACTTTCCAGCCGATTAGCCTCTCAAAATTAAGAGGCAAAAAGTCACTGCAATTGGCTTTTGATAGAGTCGGTGGTGGATAAATTATTAGTAATACCAATCCATAGGTTTTATTTTTTCAGCTTTGGCTATAACTTTTTTTATGTTGTCTTGATTTTTCTTTAATAGCTCAACATTTAATTGCGCTTCTTCCAACATATCACTTGTATATTTTTCCTCAGTGGTTATATGCTCATCTGCATATTCCTCCCAATCCATTATCCTGCTTATTAAGCTATCAATTCTATTATATTGAGCCTCGATTAACTCTGCGCCCAAAGTCACAACCTCAGATAACTCTGCATTTTTATCTAATGTTTTATAGGCGTTACGATACCTTATTGATAAATCACGTATTTCACAGCAATTCATTTTCTATCCTCCAAACCATTGCACATGCTCAACAATTGAGCTTCTAATTTAATATTGCGGCACTTTCTACGCCAAACATCATAGCGAATACCCCAATGCTCGCAGGCATCCCATGCTGTCCAACCTTTGTCGTGAATTATTTCTGTAAATTTACACTTCATTTATCCTCCTAAGTATAGGCAATTTGCCCATATACCACAGAATAAACCATAGTGTTAAAATAGTAAACTAATCTTTACAGCACCAAGTGCTTTAATCAACCTCAAGGGTTTAACATGTTAAACGGACTGGACAAGATCGACGGGCTAACGCCTGAACAAATAGAGGCAGTTAACGGCCTCGCTGGTGGTTTAATCAACAAAAAAACTGAGTTAGAAGAAAAGCTTTCAAAGGCCAAGGGTTCTTTGAGTAGCGAAGAATCAGCACAGGAAAAGTTGAGAATTTTAGAGGCTAATATTGAACGTCAGCAACTAGAATCAAAAGAGAATTATCAAGGTGCGCTCACTCTCAAAGAGAACGAATACAGTAACGCATTGGAAAAACTAAAGGCTGGCACGACTGAGAAAGACGCGCTAATTCACAAGCTCTTAGTTGATAACGGCCTGAATGCCGAACTTGTGCAATATGATGTTTCTAAGGATTTGATGCCTTTGATACAACAAGCACTATCAGCACAGGCAACAATTGTCGATGGTCAAGCCATGATCGGCGAGCAATCACTAAGTGAGTTTATGAAAGTTTGGGCAGAATCACCCCAGGGCAAAGCAAGTCGAGTTGCAGCAAGCAATTTAGGCGGTGATGGCACAGGTGGCGGAGGAAGTTCAACGAAAAAACAAATGAAGGATATGAGCGATTCAGAGCGTTTAGCTTTGTTACGTGAAAATCCAACTGAATTTAATAGGCTAAAAGCAGAAGCTTAACGCCAAAAATAAAGAGTAAAAAATAATGTCAACCACTCAAATTAGTGATGTGATCGTCCCGGAAGTTTACGGCACTTATACTGCTGAAGATCTTCCAGAACTAACCGCGTTTTATGAATCAGGTGTCATAATTCGTAACGCTATGCTAGATGCCAGCGCCCTTGAAGGTGGTAATACAATCAACCTACCTTTCTGGCACGATCTAGATCCAACCGATGAGCCAAACGTATCTGATGACACTGCAAACAGTGCAACGCCTAATAAACTTGCAACTGGCAAGCAAGTTGCTCGTTCTGCTTATTTAAACCAGTGGTATAGCAACGCAGATTTAGCTGGCGAATTGGCAGGTAGTTCACCCAACCAACAAGTTGCAAACCGTTTTGGTACTTACTGGGTGCGTCAGTGGCAGCGCCGCTTGCTTGCATCTTGTGACGGTATTCTAGCTGATAACGTTGCAAACGATTCAGGTGACATGGTTATCGATGTTGCAGCCGAGTCTGTTGCAGCACAAACTGCATCGACTAAGTTTAACGTTGATGCTTTTGTTGATGCTGTTGGTACTGCTGGCGATGCGGGTAGTATGTTTAACTCGTTATGTGTTCACTCCAAGGTTATGGGTCAGTTGCGTAAAAACAACGATATTGATTTCATTCCTGATAGTGAAGGCCGCTTAACCATTCCAACCTTCCAAGGTTTACGCCTTATTGAAGATGACG